ATATGATTCTTACGATATTATTTTAGAATATTTAATCTCAAAAGGTCATGCAGAAGATCTTAATGAAGCAAATTACATTATGTTAGAGATGGATTCAGATTCAATTGCGAATATCATTGAAGAATATAATGACTTTTTACTTTCAGAAGAAATTTCTGATTGGGTCGATAATCTTTTAAATGAAGGATATGATCTATCAAATTATACATGGGATGAAATTGTTGAATATTATGTAACTGAATCAAATTATGGAACTGCAAAAGGTCGTAAAAAAACTTGCTGAGAAAGTTAGAGCAGGAAAAGACGTTGGAAAGAAGGGATCTGGATTTGAAGAAATTGTAAGCAAAACAACTCCAAAATATGGAAAAGAAAGAGCAACTAAAATTGCTGCTGCAGCGATGTGGAAGAATCTTGGGAAGTGAATGTATTGTAGCACAATCAGAGGGACTTGACAAGTTGCTCGAATTTGAGTAGAGTTGGTTTGTCGGTTTTGAAGAATGTGTATTAAAGCTTTTAGAGTACTTTAAGTAATACTAGAAGACTTTAGAACCAGATTATAAATTCTCTCTGATTCAGTCATATAATAAGTACCACTGATATTTGTATTGTAATAATCTTCACTCATTAATACATTACGATTGAATTGCTCATAAGTCTCATAATAACTCATAGATTTTTTATGAGGGCAAAGATATAGTATTTCTCTAAGAAACTTATCTTTGCCCAAGATTTTAACATCTGCTTTTAATTCATCAGATGAACTAAAATAATCTTTCCAATCAGACTCTTCAGTTTTTCTTCTACCAGTCTTCTTATTTTTCTGTCTAGTCCAGAAGTGTTTTTTACCAATATATTTCTTACCATTTACTAAATTTGTAATCAGATAAACAAAACCTTCCATACCTTTAGGTACTTCATCAAAATCACTACCGTTATATTGCCACTTCATAAGAACTCTTTAGGATTATTTAGTTTTCAAGACCTTGACATCAGTGCTATGATATGACATGAAGACAACTAAATTCTAAATAATAATGGAAATATTGACCCAAACTCTTCGTTGTACTCATGACTGGGCATTGGATAGAATTGAATATCTATCTAATGTTTATCTACACAATGAAGCAGAAGCGATTCAATCTGAGTTTAATGAATGGTTGAATCCTAATATTTTAGATCATGAGATTTATTTACTTGAATATCTAGGAGAAAACTAATGATTGGACCAAAAAAATCACCAAGAGATTTTGGATTTAAAGAAGGGGATAGTCATATTGTAGTAAATGATATTTCTGAAACTGCAAAGGCATATGATTTCACAGGTAAGTTGTTGTGGGAAATTCCAGCACTTGCAAGAGGTCAAGGAAGTGATTATGAATTTAAGTTCACAAATACTGATACTCCACCAGGACTTTATAAAATTGGTGAAGTTTATAAAGATTATGAAAAAGTCGGTGCAAATCCATCTTATGATAGAACTTTGATGGCATATGGATGGTATAGTTTTGATTTAGTTGAACTTGAAAATCAGGAAAACAAACATGGTCGTGCTGGTATTATGATGCATGGAGGAGGATCTGCATGTGGATGGCCTGGTGCATGGAATCCAAATCAGACTCTGTATGCTACACATGGATGTGTGAGACTTAAGAATCAAGATCTTCGTGATAAGGTTTTACCCTTGACAAAGAAAGGTCGAGTATTTGTTTCGGTGTATCAAGAAGGATGAGATGACAAATCAAGAATCTTCTTCAAATAATTTTAAGCGGAAGATTCTTAAGGTCATCAAAGACCTTTCAGATAAGGGTGACAATGTAAAAGCATTTGAATTATATCAGAAATATTTTCAACAAAAGTAATTAAAGACTTTCTTGTTGATGTATCCAAGTCTTAAGTTCACTGACATATTCACGAAGCATTTCTGCTTTTTTTAAATGCCATATATCACCACTTTTGAAATATTCTTGATTGTGATTATCAATTGCTTTCAAAATATTGTGAATTGGAGCATTCCAATGTTCTCGATGTGGAGTGTTGTATGTTCTGGACATTCTTATGCTCAAGTTCCATTGATCTTATTTAGATGTACCACTTCTAAAATTGGACCTCTTGACAAATCATAAATATTCACTTATTATGAAAAATCCCTGTTATGAGTAGGGTAATTATTATGAGTTTTTGACTTTGACTTAGAGCCGTGGAAGATGCTTCTTGAAAAGGAAGTGTACCCCATCTTTTATACGGATGTAGAATTCTGTTTATTTAAATGCTTTTTAACTTCAAAAAAATCTTTACATCTTTTGCTGCTGTCTCAATTGGATTCACTCCTCTTGTCGCAAATGCTTCTTCTAGATGTACTTTCGCTTCCCATTATGGGATTGGAGATGGATATCATGGACAAAGAACAGCAAATGGTGAAAGATTCAATGCTTACGGTCTTTCTACTGCTCATAGGTCACTTCCATTTGGAACCCGCCTAAGAGTTACAAATCAGGTAAATGGTAAATCTGTGATTGTATATGTTAATGATCGTGGGCCTTATGTGAGTGGTCGTTCTCTTGACCTATCATATGGTGCTTTTACTCAAATTGCTTCAGCAGGTCAAGGTGTTGCCCAAGTTTGTTATTCTAGAGTGTGATAGAATATAAAATTTAAAATAAATAAGAGGAGATACACAAACCTCCTCTTTTTTTATGTCTAAAAGTAAAATTGTTAGGTTTGCTGTAATCGGTATAATTCTTACAACTCTAGTGGGTTCCATATCTCAATGTACTGGAACTACTGAAAAATCTTTATATAATTTAATTGATGAAATTCAAAGAAAGTTTTTTCCTCAATCAGACTTAAATCAATATATCATTAATACACCTAGACTTCTAAATCAAAGAGTTGAACGAGATGTAACTAGAGCAATTGAAAACGCTCTTCCAGAGTATGATCGAATAATTGAGAGGGAAAATTTAGTTTATCGTCCACGTTATTCAGAGAAACCTGTGAATTCTTCATTATGTTACACTGATGAATGTAAGTCTCTTGGTGGTGAGATGCGAATTTGTGCTCCTTTTTATGATGGATGCAATTAAAACTTGACTATATAATATCGTTATTATTTTGGAGACTGTTATGTCCGATACTATTCAACAACTGGTTGACGCTTTTGAGCAATGGAAAGTTGATGACGAAAAATTCGTTGCGGGTAATGCCTCAGCAGGTACTCGCGCCCGTAAGGCACTTCTAGAATTCTCAAAACTCGCCAAAACTCGCCGTGCAGAAATCAGCGAGGAAAAAACCGCCCGCAAGGGGGGTTGACATCCGAGAGATTAGGTCTTATACTTCTCTCATGGGCAGACGAGGTTCCAACCCTCTCATAAGTCCCACACCTCTCATGCCTCTCAACGATGCACAAACCGAGAGGTCTCTTATGGGCGTATGGTGAAGTGGATTATCACTAGGAGCTTCTACCTCCTCATCTCAGGTTCGAATCCTGATACGCCTGTTGGAGCATAATACTCCATATATAAAACTGATAGAGGGTAAGTCCCTGTTACATCCTTATGAGGTATATCACACTTACTCCATCAACCTCCGGTAGTCTATTGATAAGGACGGGTGGACAACACACATGGAAACTGAGTTTGATTCTCAGACGGAGGGACACACAAAACACACAAGGAGTAAAAAATGACACCTTATGAACTTAGGTTTAAAATCTTTTGTCAAGCACAAGAATTGGCGGAATCTTCGTATCAGGCAGAGTACGCAACTGCTGCCATGTGGAATGAAGACCCTAAAAATTCAGTGAAGATGGATTACCCTGAGTATCCGTCTTATAGTAAAATTGAAGAACTTGCAACTAAAATTAATAAATTTGTTAGCAATTCTTAATTTTCCAAAAAAGTCTTATAAATAAAACATACTTGTAAAACAAAGATGACAATCGTTTCGCAAAAACCCGAATTTACATATCCACTTGGTAGCAATACCAATATGGATTCACTCGGGCATATTGCGGGTCAGTCCTCTTTTACTTTTATGAACGAATAAACCATTCAAACATAAAAGTAAAAGGGGAGAGAAACCAAAAGTTTCCTCCCCTTTTTTGTTGTTGTGACAGTTTCACAAGTGTCCACCAATCACCCACAACGGTCTGAAAGGTGGTATTCTAAGTAAGTCGGTGGGGGAACGAGACCCCAAACTGCCAAATCCACTTTCGGAACTGGCACACACCACTTGACCCACAACGGTCTCCGTGGTATTCTTAAGGAGTGGTTGAGAGACCACCAAGCACATTGACAACTAAATATAAATCCTTTATTATCGGGTCCGTAATTCAATTGGTGAGAATAGCGCCCTTTTAAGGCGAAGGTTGTGAGTTCAAGTCTCACCGGACCCATTCACGATTGGAGTATCAATTCCTACATCTGAGTAGGTTAACTCGACCGGGAACATGCACCGGGAAAACTCAGTGAAAATCTGAGACGTGATACCAAATGGGAGAGTGCCTACTGTTGGCAATACGTGTAGGAGCGGTCTGTAAAACCGTCACATTGGAACCATCGGGGGTTCAATTCCCTCCTCTCTCAC